CCAACGACGAGCATAGTCCACGCCAGCCACGTCCTGTGAATTCGTGCCCTCGATCGCGTCGAGGAGCTGGGTCATTGGCTGATCTATTTCGCTCTCAGTCTTGTCGCCAGAGCTGGCCTTCAGACGGGACTCTTCGCTAGTGTTCTCGACGACGCCCTTCTTGATCTCAGCCTGCCCGTCCTCGACGAACTGCCTATAAAGGCCCTGCGACTGCCCAATTACGAACTCCGTCCACGACAGCCACCAACGGCTCCCGAAGAACGGGAGCTTCTCGATGTCGGGATCAGAGTTGATAACGACCAGGTCTTCCAGATTCACCTTCGAGACCGTCACGCCATCGAAGACAACCTCATCCTTCTCGATCTCCGCGACGAGCCGCTCAGTATCATCGTCAATGAAGAAGACCACCTTCGCCATCCGGCGAATCTTGTCCTCGGCTCGATAGTGGACCTCGAATTCACCTTTGCCGGTGGAACGAATGTCTGGCTGCTGACCGGGGAATATCTGACTGAGGCGCATCTGGAGCTGATCGGACATCGCGATGGGAATGGGCTGCTGGGTCTCCGGGTCCACCATCGTATCCACGATCTCGAAGTCCATTGAGGAGAGCATCCGTTGAGTACGGCGCTCGTATTCAGGGAAGGGAAGGGCTATCCCGTCGAGGACATCATCGTGGATAATCGCCTCAAAGGCTTTCTTGATACAGACGATCTCATCCAGCTCCCACTGGAACCAGTCGTTCAGCTCAGCCAGCTCCTCCCCTTTCAGGGAGCCGTCGACGCTGGTGAACTGCGCATACCGCGTCCCCCCGAAGAGGGCCTTCATGATCCTGGCCTTCCAGGTCTCGACCATTGACGAAGTCAATGGGACCATGATATTCGCAGCCCCCTCGAAGGGGAAGTCCTTAGACTCAACGACGCCGCGCCAGTTCCGGAGGAACTGCTCGTGGTTGGCGAGCCACGGTTCTAGGTTAGCAGACGCATCCTCAAAGTCCCGCATGATCCGGTTGGCAAGGGACTCCTCCTGCTCTCGGGTCAGCTCAACAGTGCGGGCAGACCGACCCCGCTTGAGTAGCGCCTCGACGAGATCGCGCTCCTCGTCGACGGACGCCTCGCCGGCCAGCCCGCCTTCGTCTTCGGGCTGCACCTCGCGCGCGTCCTCGCCTTCGAGGTCGGGCTGCTCTGTTTGCTCGCCTGCCATGCCTACCTAACGACGTGTTCGATCTGGCGCATCATTGAACAGAAACGCCAACATGCCCGCCAGGAACATCAGCCGTCCTAGCTCACAGACCTTCGGATTAACGGAGAGCACATATAGGAGCAGGCCGATCAAGGCGACAAGGAGTGATAGATACAAGATCATAGGCCACCCTCGATTGCTCGCTTCGCTCGGACGCTTACTCGTCCTCGGCGCCGCTAACCTCAAACCGAGTGCCGTCCGCGGCGGTGATGTACCTCGGCGCCTCGAACGACTCCGCCGAACGATGCGAGGCCCTCCATGACTTATACTCTTCGCTCGGAGGGTCCCACGAGACCTGAAAGCCTGGTAGCATCTCTGGCAGCTTAGGGTAGACGCGGAACAGCTTACTGAGGACCTTGGATAGCTCGCGCTGAGCTACTTGAAGCTCCTCGGGCTGTTCGTCACCACCGAAGGACCAATGAACAATAGGGCCTAGAACTAGGGAATCATCCTCCATGATAGCTCCTTATGGCTTCGCCGCCGGGACGACGGGCGCTGGGATCGCCACGACTGGCTTCGGCTGGACGTTTGATACACAGGCATCAACTGGACAGGTGATTGCGCTGGTCGCGGTGCATTGGATGAGACACGCCTCCGCCTTCGTACCACAGGCTGCGATCTGGTCCTTACAAGGCTGACTGGAAAGCGCGCAGCCCGAAATCGCCAACAGACACGCCAACATGATTGCCCTCATACTGTCCTCCTCTAAGCGTATGCCCGTATTCGCTTCTGCAAATATGAATCAGGCAGCCGCCTGATAATCTTATTCGTCTGCGTCAGCACATCAAAGCTCGGCTTCGAGACGGCGACATAGCGGTGGATGTCCGGCCAATCTTTGTATCGGTCCTTCGGCTTCTCCTTCGCGTCGACATCCCGCCTTCGAGAGATGTCCTCCCACGCGTATCGGCACATCGCGTGGACCGGCCCTGTCTTCCCCAGGCAAGCCTGGGTCCAGATCATCTTTGGCTCGTCGCCGTCCAGGTACGATCTCACACAGGTATGCCCATAGCGCAGATCGTCATCGGGCAGCTCGACGTAATAGCCATGCTCCTCAAACGTATCCGCCCAGCAAGTCCCGTCTTTCTGCCGTGCCTTCCCCCGATTCGGGTCCATGTAGCATATAACCGGATGACTCGGCATCTCCTCCTCCGCCTCGGAGAGCTTCTCGAATATCTCCCTCTCAGAACCGGTCGCGAGGACGTACTTGAACCAGACAATCCGATCATTCGGGTCGACATAACCATAAAGCGCGAAGACGGGCTTCCGCTCATGGGGGTCGACACCGAGGATGATCGGGTGGTACTGAGGCAGTTCGTGGTCTTCTATCACGAAGGGCGCGTGCGCAGTGAAGTTCTTGTAGACCAGACCCACCAGGGCCTTTGGTCTGCCCGTCTCGCGGACCTGCCGCTCATCGTCATCCAGGCTAGCTAGGAAGTCCGCCTTAGCGGACTCCGAGAGCCACACGTTATCGTGGATAGTCCCCTCGAAGACCTTGACGTAGGATTGCTCCTCTGCGATGTCGAATAGCCATGCTTCCTTGAGCAGCGTGGCCGTGATATATAGCTTCCCGTCATGCACAACCAGACCACGGAAGATAGCGGTGAACAAGTCCCGCGGCGGCGGCTCATCGCACCAGGCGTCGTCCCAGTCCTTGCCTTCGGCTTTGTCGGAGCCTTGGTCGTAGGTTCTGAAGTAGGAAATGGAGCCATTGGCCCACTGGATGTCCACAACTTGACCAGCTGAGTTCTTGTGGTGTGTCTTATAGAAGCCAGCGGGCGCCCAGGTAAGGATGGACGGAAGGGTAACCTCCTTATGCGAATCAAAGTCCTCTGCGAAGATAACGCCGTTAGACGGCACCTTCGTAGAGAACTTCCGACCAGGCCGATCCCAGAGCGGCCCGCCGTATCGACGCTCTAGGTGCCGAATGGCCCCGGCGTTGGTCTTCCCTGACTTGTTGCCGGCAAAGTAGGCGTAAACGCGCGTCGCAGGATCACAGCAAGCCGAGAAGTCGAACTGCCCACCTGGATTCGGCCGCCAGAAGCGGACCGGATCGGCCTCAATGACCTTCTTCAGGTCCTCCTGCCCTATGCGGACGGCGAGGAGCTGGTCCCTAGACAAGCGGGCCAGCTCCTCGGGGGGCGGCGTCAGCCGGGCTACCGTGCGGGTTAGGTAGTCCGCTGGGGCCTTACCTGGGTATCCTATGAGGCCAGAGAGGGGCATCTATTGTATGACCGCCTCTTTGGCGTCGTCTTGGGCCTCCATCAAGAACATATCGACAAAGGCTCGACGAGATTTTTCTCCCATGCAGAGATGAAGCTCTGTTCCGTCTTCTAATGGAATCCTGGCAGTCCAGCGCGGCTCACCTGAGACCGGGATACGTCCATTGGCCTCTGGGTCGTCATCGGCACGTAGGGTCAAGATGGGACGGCGAGATGTAGTATTACCATCCATCAGTGGACCGTCCTCGTCCTCGGTCCGGAAGGATCGGGCGGCTCGGGCAGGCCCGCTTCGCGGAAGACGGACTTCCTGATTTCCTCCTCGGACATATCCTTAAATCGCTGATCCGCCGGGTCGGCCTTACTAACCTCCAGCTTCTGCGTCGGGCTGTGCCCGGCCCGATCCAGGATTGCGACGCAGGCAATCGTAGAGACACGGTCATCTGCGCTCTGCGTCGCGTTGTGGAAGAGGCGACTCGCGCAGGCGGGTGCCATCGCTTGGAAGTCTGTCCGGACATCCAGGATGGTCTCAAACGCCTGATCCCGGACACGATCAAGCAGCGCCTGCGCATCCGGCGAATTGATGATATTCGAACACGTCTGGACCGTCACGCCGAGTTCATGAGAAATCTCGTCCAGCGTATAACCCTGATGGTACATCAGGAGGATCTTCAAATGCAGCGGCTTATAGCCGCGCTTTGGGTTAGTTGCCATGTCTAATTCTCCGACTGCCCCGAAGGGGCAACGCACGAGAATGCCCTAGGAGCTGCGCAAAGCGCGGGATGAGCCAGCGCCCCGCCCGCTCTCCCGTTCGCGCCGCTGGTGCCCCGCCGTGCTTCATTAGAGCCATTCTCGCACACCGGGCGCCCCGCCCGCAAGGCCGCAGGGAGCGCCCCGCGCTCCAAGGCTAGCCTGTGCAGCGTGCACACCCTAGAAGGTGGATGTGCCTGTCGAAGTTAGCTCGACAGTGGTTGACGTAGATTTGGACCAGAATTATCTATGGGGTGATACCCCACTCGCTGCGCTCGTTGGGCGGGGACGGGGGGCCTGGGACCCCCGGGGGTGCTCTGTCGTGTGGTTGACAATTCACATTGTATAGTGGCCAGCGAGCTGGCAGGTCGAGGACTTGACAATGTTGGTTGTATAGTGTTGAGCGGGTCTGCTCGTCGAGTGGTACAGGAGCAGCCCGTTGGGGGAGGTCCGTTTAGGGGCTATACAATGTGAATTGTATAGTGGCAGGACAAAAAAGAACGGGGCAGGGTTTGCCTGCCCCGTTTTGTTCAGCGTCCTACGCTACTTGCTTCAAGGTCTCGCGCATCTCGTCGCAGCAGAGCAGGCAAGTCACATACTTGCCGAGTTCGTCGCGTCGGTAATACTCTCGGGCCTGCTCGAAAGCATACCCGTTGCCCACCAGCACCACACCACATATCGACTCTTCGAGATCATCCGGCATACAAACGTGTTCGACCATCGCGCCCTCCGTTTTTCTGGAAAGAATGGGCGAGTAGACAAAGTTGCCATACTCGCCCACTTTCCTATCCAACTAGACGCCCGCTGTAAGCGCGCGCATGATCGGCGCGTTCTTACCTTGCTGCTCGACCCATGCGTATGCTCGCCGGTACTTGCTCATCTCGGCAATAGCGGCGTCGGTAGCGTTCGCCAGGGTGTAGTGGATAGATGCCGGCGAACGGCCTTCGCCATGTTCGCCAGCGGTTACGATGTAAACGAATTGCATCTTTTCCGTTCTTGCCTCCGCAAGTGCGAACGGGGGAGTCCGTCGAGACTCCCCCGCTGCTGCTAGTTGGTTGGCGCTTAGCTACGCCAGGGCGTTCGGATCGAACTCGCGCTCGCCCCTGGTGCGTTGACCAGGAGTGGCTGGCTTGCCGAATTGTTCCTTGAGCGCAGCGCCGATGCTGTTCTTGCCTTGCTGGTGGCTCAAGCGATTGCCGCGCTGCCAGTCTCCAGCGAACGCTTGAAACTGATTGCCCTCGAACATGGGCGCCTTGCTCGGGAAGTCCTTAGGCTGGCCCTTGTAGAGGGCGGTGAACTTCCCACCCGCCGCTTCTCGCTGACTTGCCAACACGCGCCGGATCTCGGCAACGAGGCTATCCTCATCCGTGCACTTGACAATGTCGAGCGTCGGCACAGCGCGGTTCAAGCTGTGCTTCTGCCCATCCTTGCTATCCTCGGCAGACAGCGTGCTCACGACCACATCTACCGGGCCTGCCGCACTTCCGTTCCCCTTGGGCGCTGTTACGCCCGCCGTCGGTGTTGCCATGTTGCCTACTCGCTTTCTGCGGCGTTTGCCGCGTTCAGTGCACGCTTAGCTGCGTGCGGGCGAATCATCAATCTCGACTCCGAGTTCCGCTGCCGCCTGCTCGGAGAGCCATTTGCGTTCTTCACTGGTAAGCGCCTTGAGTTCCTCGATGGTAACAGGTCGGGTGGTTCCGAAGTACTTACGGATCACTTCAAAACGGGTCATGCGTTCTCTCCCTGCGGCGCGGGCGCCGCTGTTTAGTGGAGCGCCAATTCGCTCATACCGGGAGCATAGCCGTTCTGAAGGATGCGGTCAACAGGCAATGCGAGCGCGGCCAAGTATTCGCCCATCGCGACCGCGTGCTCTCGGCAGATCGCCGTTTGGCCGCTGGTGCGGCCATCGGGCCGAAGGGCGAGAATATGAACCGCAGCGCGGGCGCCGCATACGCAACGTGCATCCATGTTGATTGCCTCCTTTTCCATGCTTCCTTTGTAACTCAGCTCGCGGGGCGAGTCAATACATATTCGAGAATATGGGCTGATTTATTTTCGCCAACGAAGCGCGGTGGTATGAGTGTCGGTTATCGGCGGGGGAGTAGGCGCGGCTAGACGAAGTGGTCGTGTAGGGGGTCGCGGGAAGGCATCTACGCGGCTACCTATACGACGCCGCACCAGGGGTCGTGCACAGGCACAATGGTCCTGGCTCTCTCCCTCCCCCCACCGGCCTCTCGCCCCCTACCTTCCCGTCTGACTTCCTCTGTCTGACTCTCTCGTCGCTCTTTCCGTCTCACTCTCTGTCTGTCCTATATACTATATATTAATATATATATAATATATATAAGAGACAGACGGAGCCAAGACGGGAGAGAGCGACGAGAGTGAGACAGGAAGGTGAACAGGGCGGGTGAGCGGGGGAGGGAGAGAGAGGCAGGACCGTAATGCCTGCGTAGGGGGCTGTGTAGGGTATCGTGGACGGGAACGTATGAGTGCCTGTGCAAGGGCACTGTGTTAGAACTAGCGAATACGCTAGCCCTACACGCTTGAACACAGCCCGAATCCGTGCCATACTTCCCCCATCAAAGGAGGAGCAGCCCGAAATGGCCTACTACCGTCGAGTATCCGGCAAGCGGACACGCGCTCAGATTACTATCGTCCTTCGGCTGGAGGACTGGGATATCATCAGGACGCACATGCCGAATGTGTCATACAGTAAGTTCTTCATCGACGCGGCCTTCAAAGCCCTCGGTATCCCGAGAGGCGATCCTAAGTCTGATCACCTCTCAGACGACGACTTTGAGAGAGCGGACAACAACTAGCACACACAGGAGCAGCCCGAGATGAAGTACACCAGTAGACAAGTCATCTACCTCTCCGAGCGCCTCAAGGCACAGATAGACATCCTGCGCGGACCAGAGCCCTTTTCAACCTTCGTTAGCAAGGTGCTTGCGTCCTTTGTGGCGACGGAGCGACAAGGCATAAGCGTGGCTATGCCGACCCAAGCTGCGCCCACTGAGAGTCCATATGTTCGAGCATTTACATCGGAGGAGGGCGAGAGACTACAACAAGCGTCTGTGAGGAGTCAGGATGATGATGTATCAGACTAGTCTCCCTGGCCTCTGGCTCATTGGCTGTCGAGCGGACATGGACGCGGCTCGCCTAGATCGTCTAGTGCGTCGCTTTTGTAAGCAGTTCGGCGTCCAAATCGAACGGGCCGCTCCGCGAGAAGACCCACACATACGGCCAGCGTCTTACCACCTCGACTGGCACATCGACGCTTGGCACAACCCCGCTCTGATCCGGCCTGTGATCTACATTACTACCAGCCCGATTCCGTTCTGTCCCGGTACGCTGTTCAGGTCGGTCGACGGGCAAATCCTCGAGACGCGCGCCGGCGAAATCTACCTCTCCAGCGGTCTTGTCGAGCACAAGCCGCCCGTCTTCAGCGGGAAGCGGACTGTTCTGAGGTACTTCCTTCGGAAGGAGTCGGTGGGTGAGTTGCTCGACTTCCTATGCCAGTAGCCAAACAACGCTGCCCGACCTGCGGTCACCTCATGCGGACACATCGCAAGTGCGTCGGTCAATACACCAGCTGCCGTCTCCCAGCGTGCCCATGCGGGAAAACGTCTTTTATACAAAGCCAGATCGACCGAGCGAATAGCTACTGGAAGAAGAGACTTCGTCCGTTCCGCAAGGTGGAATGAATGACATTTATACAGGCCTACCCACACATGATCCCTTTTCATTTGCCAGGATGGGTGGTTCTGGTACACTGGCCTTGCCACCCGGTCCACCCTGGGCGTGCCTTGTCGGACTTTCCCGACAAGAGATCGAACGGAGGCATGTATGCCGACCACCCATCACGACTGCGTTGACTCACGGCTCGTCTTCACGAGCAGCTCGGAACAGCGAGACCCTCTCGACCACTGCAACACACACGGACGCTGCGCGCACGCCCACTATGACCCCCGTCTAGAACCGGCCGAAGGCCGGCCTGCGTCGGAGCGCGGTCTGCACTCAAATCAGCCTAAGCAGGAGCAGACATGGAATGGGCAGCCTGCCGGCTCTGTCAACGTGAACCGACGTTCCTAGTTGGTCAGACGCACCACGAGTGCTGCCCGTGCTATCTGGACCTACTAGATCGTATGCACGCCGACCGCCTGATACACTCAGGCGATTTGATCGAACGGAGGATGATCGAGATGTCTAACACAGCCTGCCCGAATCACGAGAGCCGACCGACCTTCCGCGCCTTCTGCGCGGACTGCCTTGGCTCTCCAGTCCCAGAGACAAAGAAAGCGGCCTGCTCCGCCTGCGGGGCCGTTACATGGATCACGGTCCAGGAGCAGACCGACCCATCCAGCGTCGCCGGTTACTCGCAGCTGGACGGCCAGTGCATCGACTGCTGGTCCGCCAGCATCGAGGCGCTCGCGAAGGAATATCAGTCCAAACTCTCCGAGCTATCCCGCCTCCAGGCCGTCATACACTCACGCCGAGCCAAGCTCGCGACGATTCAAGAAGTCGCCTATCGCGGCTTCGTCCCGGCCGTTCCGTGCGCCTGTGGACAGATCTTCCCCTCGTTCATCGAGGCGGGTCTGCACGTAGACACAGCCAGCCCGAAGGGGGGCCATTGGCTCCTAGATGTCGATCGCGCAGCGCCAGCGAAGCCGAGTCCTCGCGCTCCTCGGGAGTTCGACTTCGAGAATGTAGGATAGCGCCATGCCTAGACATACTACACAGGGACATACGACTTGTCCAGTGTGTGGCTCCAGCAACATTGGCCACATAGTACCAAATGATGTCTGTCTAAGCTGTGGATTTATGGGCCAGATGAGACAGCCGAGAACTAGCCGTCGCCCGCCCGGGGCGCCGACCCTCGGGCGCACGACCGCCCGAATCTTCTACTATCGACCGCTCAAGAAGTGGGCGCTCGACTCCGGGAGGCTACCAGCCAAGGAGGAGCGTGAAGCGTTCTACTTCTTCCTCAAGGCCGACTGTAACGGCGAGTTCTCGCCGGAGGCGAAGGTCTGGCTCATTCCTGAGAACAAGTACGATGAGCTGGTCAAGCTCGTCCGACTGAACTACTCCGAGGTCCTCCTCGAAGAGAGGCCACCAGACCGACCTCCCCCTATCCTAAACAAACGGGCTGGCGAGCCGGCGATTCTCGTCTTCGCCCGCTTGACGGGCTCCCGCCCGTCTACGCTGGAAGAGGCCAAAAAGCTCTATCGCATCGCAGCCGTCAGGCTGCACCCCGACCGAGGTGGCGACGGCGACCAAATGGCTCAGCTAAACGTAGCCTGGGCAGAGGTCCAGAGCGAATTGACACGCGCATAGCGCGGGGGAAAGGATGAACGTATGGACAAAGCGTTAGAACTCGTCGAGAACGAATGGAGACGTCGGGCGGAGAGGCAGTCGGCCATAGTCGAGGAGGCTATTCAAGAACTAGGCGGACTGGCCCAGAAGATCGGAAGCGACCAGAAGATGACAGACCTAGATAACTTGCGGCTAGTCGCTATTCTGTATTTGCTCAGCAAGGCGACCCTGCGACCCGTTATCGCGGACGAATGGGTATCGGGTGTCCCTACAGACTTACGGGCTGGCCTGAGCCGAATCATGAAAGAACGACACGGCATCGACCTTTAACAGGCCGACCAGAAAGGATGAACGAAGATGAACGAGGATAGCCAGACAAGCCAAGACATCCAGAAGCACAAAGAGCGCGTCGCGCTCCTGATCGACACATCGGGCAGCATGGACTCCGCGTGGCCCGGCTACGTCAAGCTCAAGCTCCACGCTGCTGCGGACGCCCTGCAGGCGATCGTGGAGGCTAGTGATGCCGAGCTGACCGACTACTCCCTCACCGGCTTCGACTCCGCGACCTACCAGGTCTGCCCCTTCGGGGCCAGCTTGCTCGCCGTCTCAGCCGGCGCGTACCGACTCCAAGCCCGAGCCACCACCAACATGGCGGACGGCCTCCTGACCGTCCTCCACACCAATCCCTCCCGCATCATCCTCCTAACCGACGGCCAAGCCGACAACCCAGCGCGCGTCATGCAAGAGGTCGACCGGGCCGTCATGCTCCAGGTCAAGATCGACTGCGTTGGCATCGGAGACGCGAACGATGAGTTCCTTCGGACGATCTGCGAGAAGACGGGCGGCATCTACCACCGCGCGCAGTCTCCTGACGAGCTATCCTACGTCTTCCAAGCTCTCGAGACGCAGAATCGGCTTATGTTGGAGCATCAGTCATGAGCAACCACGCCAGACCACTAATCCGCGCCATCCCGATGCCGCCTCCGATGATCGTCGTGGACGACTACTGTTCCCCCGACTTCCCAGCGCAGGCCGATCCCGGCGGCCGCGACCAACCGGAGAAGCAGCTCGCGATAGCCGTCCTCTTCCAGGCTATCAAGGACGTCACGAGAGTCAGCAAATCCCACGTCTACCACGCCCGCTCGACGCCCATGAAGGCACTCAAGTGGATCTTCTCCGACGATCGCTCCTGGCCGTACTCGTTCGTCAATCTCTGCGAGACGCTCCAGATGAGCACAGGGAAGATCAGGGCGTTTGTCGAACGAGAGCGAGGGACTAACCATCAAATGCCGAATAGCAGACCGAGAAGAAGGGAGACGAAGATATGCCCCGTTTGACATCAGAAGGCCCCGCAACGGGCCGGATCGCCCTCAAGCAGCTCGACAAGCCCGTCGCAGAGTACACCGACGAGGAGCTAGAGGTGCTCCTCGCTGCGATGGAGGGAGTTAGGTCCATGCCGAGCGCGCCGCGCAAGGCGGGCGGCGCTAGTAGGTCAACCAGCCCAAAGGCCGAGAAAGAATTCGACTTCGACAACATCGGCTAGCACCCGCTAGCCAGAAAGGAGGAACGAACGAAATGGCAACTGACATGAACATGACCCCAATCAAACTCACCAGCAAAGGCGGACCCGCGATCTTCCTGTACCCGGGCGTCGACCCAATCATCCGTATCTGCCCCGACCACGCTGGCTCGCAGGTCGTAACGCGTGGCGGTGCGCATGAGGTCGTGCGGGAGGGACCAGAGGAAGTCCAGCGGAAGCTGGACGAGTGGACGGCGAGTCGTGCGCCTGCGGTGCAGGAGGCGTCATGACCATCCGACTAGTCGGCCCGAAGGTGCTCGTGCGACCCTGCCCGATTCCAGAGCAGACCCGATCCGGCCTATTCTTGGCGGTCAGCGCGCAGGAGAGGCCCCAGCTTGGACGCGTCGTTGCAGTTGGCGAATACTGGCCCTTCTGGACCAAGGGACAGACCGTCATCAGCCATCTGGATAGGAGGCCCCTTGACGTCAAGGTCAATCAGCTCGTCCTGTTTCCCAAATATCACGACCTAACCGTCGAGATCAACGGAGAGCTTCTACTAGAACTCAGACACGATGAACTCATCGCTGTCGTGGAGGAATGAATGAAAGACACAGCTAAGATGGACATGTGTAGTAGCAGTCCGATAGTAAGGATCGGAGACTTTGTCAAGGTCCATATCAGCTTTCCCCCAGACGAAGACGGAATCGTAGGGGAGAACTTCTGGTGTGTGGTCACCCGGATAGTCGGAGGGATACAGGGCGCAGCAGACAACAGCGTCCTCTATACCGACCAGCACGGAATTAAGGAAGGAGACACCTTAGATATCCCCCTTGAGTGTGTCTTCGACATTGATCGAGGCGAGCTACTATGATCGACCTTCGAGAATGGCTCAAAACGATCGAATGGTACGACAACCACACCATCTCCCTCATCCTTGCCTGTCCTCGCAAGGCATTCTTCCATACGATCTATCGAGGCGGCCTGGCGTCCGGCGTAGGAAACGGTGCAAACTTCGGCACCTGTATTCATGCCGGTCTGGCGGCGTATTACAACGCTGTCAAAATGAGCCTGCCCGAAAGGCAGTGTCGCTACGCAGCGATCCGTGCTTTCTCATCCGACTACGTCCGCCTCTTCGGCTCTGAGACGCCAGCTGGCATCGACAACAAACACAAGTTTGAGAACGGGCTGGACATCCTCGACTGCTACTTCAACAACTTCATCCTGGACGATCAGCAGTACGAGCCGGTCGAGACGGAGCTATCCGCCATCTACCCAGTCGAACCACAGCCCGGCGACCCGCCCGACTTCGTCGACCCATTTTACTTCCTCATCCGGTGCGACGGTCTCTGGCGACGCCGTTCCGACGGTGATCTATTCGTCCGTGAGATCAAGACGAGCGGAGGCGGTGTGGATCGAGAGGTCACGCGTCTGGCTATCAATCGGCAGACAACCGGCTACGCGACCATCCTGCATGAGTTCCCCGGAGGGGAGCGAGTCGCTGGCGTACTCGTGGACGTGGTCGGCGTATACGTAGGCAAGCGAGAGTACCGACGAGAGATATACCTCAAGAGCAACCGGGATCGAGAAACGTGGCGACGCCAAACCATCAACATCGTCCAAGAATGGCGGGCCAGGAAGGAACGGGCTGCGTCGCTAGATGCGCCAGGTGTTCTGGACCTGTTCTATCAGAACGATCAGGAGTGCACCAAGTACGGTCTCTGCCCATTCTGGAAAGGCTGTTATCACGGCCTCGCACTTCTGGACGAACTAGAGCAAAACACATGGACCCCACTGTCGATCGCTCAGGAAGAAGCGGTCGCGTAGAACGAAAGGAGACAGAACGATGCCCATTGAGACACTAGACACCTTTGGCACTCGTCAGAAACGGGCGAGAATCCTCAACTTTGGTCCTCCCTTCTCAGGGAAGACCTCAGCTCTCCTCGGCTTGATTATGTATCTCCGCAAGGTCGCGCAGGAGCAAAAGCGAAAGGCCGGTCCTTTCAAGGTCTTCGACTTCGACGGCAATGCAGCCCCTCTCGTCCGGCGCGCGAAAGCGGCCGGCCTGACCGGCTCCGACATCGAAATCTACACCTACCTCCCGAAGGGAGGCGACAAGATCGGAGAGGGCGCCTTCCGTCCTCGCGGGCAAGGCCGAGACATCTTCCTCCAGTTCATCAAGGACTTCAACGTACTGGAGGATATGGTCGATCCGAAGACGGGCGAGTGGCTAGAGGGCCAGGCTGGCCCGATCGGAATCGCTATCGACTCCGTCACCACGCTCCAGGATGTCATCCTCGACCACGTGCTCTGCTCAGTCGGCCATGAGCTAGGAGCCGAGAAGACGGACGCACGGGCCGACTTCGGAAAGCAGATGCAGAAGACAACAGAAATCATCGACTGCGCAAAGGCCCTTCCGTGTGTCTGCGTCTTCAATGCTCACGAGCGCGCGCAGACCGCCGAGAACGGCGGGGTCATTGGTATCGATCCCCTGTTCACAGGAGAGCAGTACGCAGCTTCCATCGGCAAGGTCTTCTCCGTCGTGCTCTACTCCCAAGTCAAGGGCGACAAGTACATCTGGAGAACCCGGCCGCAGGCGTTGGTCAAAATGGGCGGCTCTCGAATGCGGGATGATCTGCCGACCGAGATCCCACAAGACTATTCGTTGGTGCTTTAATGAAGTTCACGATAGAGTATATTCGTCGCAACGGAGACAGACACTCAGACGACGATATCGTCGTTGAGGCTTTGAGATATCTGCGGAGGCTGGGCCTCGACGTATGTGAAGGCGATGAAGAAGAAAGCAAGGCGCAGGTAGAACTAGAGTCCCTGAAAATTGAACTACGTCGTTTGGTACAGGAGTTCAATCCATGACCAACATCAAAGGCGGCCGCAGCCCGCCCGAGTTCTTCCGTCACCGAATACTCGGCCTACTCCGGGTCGAACGAGTAGACGGTTGGATCTATATCTATCATCGAACCGGAAAACTACTAAACCGACATAAGGAGAAAACGACAATGCCAAGACTCAACTCAGACCTCAGCAACACGCAGCAGAGCTTGATCGCGAAGGACGTCTACACAGCCCGAATCGAAACCGCTACGCCGAAGAAGTCCAAACCACCCGCGAACAACCCATACCTGGAGGTCAACTGGTTCATCGAGGGAGACCGGGAAGGCAACATCATCGAGGGCGTCTCGGGCCGCAAGGTCAACTTCGACAACATCATGACGGGCGGCACCACGAAGAAGGGCGATGTCATGCCTCTCTTTCAACTCGCCAAGCTGCTGGAGCGGGGTCAGATCGCCTGGACCTGCCTAACTTGCCACCCCGAGGCGAACGATCTGAACTACGACGGCGCGCATGATCGCGTATGCGAGTTCGTCCGCGGGACGGGCGAGAACGGGCTGCCGAAGGGCAGCATCAACTGCCCCGACTGTAAGCAGCCCTTCAAGGCCAGCTACAATACCGACGACTTCATAGGAAAGCGTTTCCGAGTCGCGGTGGACGTGGAGCAGGGGACGGAAGGACGGCCGGATAAGAACGTAATCAAGGACTACTTGGCGGTAGGCTAGGCCTGATCGACAAGTAGGTAGGCGGCTAGGGTGTGCACACTGCACACCCTAGCCAGGGGAGGTAGCTGTCAAATGGAGAACGTAATTTGTTTCATAGCAGGGGCTCTAGTCGGCATCAGCCTCTACGGACTAGCGAGCGAACTATGGCCCAGTTAAGCTGCCCGCGACGCGGCTGCATCGGCAAGACGCGCGTCCTCAGGTCGACGAGCCCCGACTCAGCCAGGATGGATCAAGAGCTACGGGGGCTGAATGTCATCGTGCGCCGACACGAATGTACATCCTGCCGGCACAGGTTTAAGACGATCGAGATGGAGGAAGCCGAGTTCGCGCTCCTTCGGAAGCCGAAGACGATGGAGGCTCGGGTGCTCGGTCAGGTGAGGCCAGGTCGATGAGCAACAAATCATACGAGCACGAGCATGTCTGTCGGAAGTGCATGGATATCCTCTGGTGCAATGTGTTCGACTGTACTAGGGACGATATCCTGTGCCCAAGGTGTCAGGGAGAGGAGGACGAGAAGAATGGACCTCCTTCTCGATAAGATTATAGTCGACCCTGACCGAGGTCGAAAGGAATTCGGGGACCTCGCAGGTCTGGCTGACTCAATCAAGCGACTCGGGCAGCTCCAGCCCGTCGTGGTTGAGCAGATTGACGGCTCGGACCAGTACCGCCTGCTAGCCGGTGAACGACGGCTCCGCGCACACCTAATACTCGGTCGCCAGACCATCCAAGCCCTGCTTCGAGAGGAGCTAGACGAACCTACTCGAAAAGAGATCGAACTGGAGGAGAACCTCCATCGGCTAAATCTCACTTGGGTCGAGGAGGCTCGCTTGACTAGCGAGATCGACCAACTCAAACGCGACGCACACGGGGCGGCCTTTGCCAATCGACATGTCGAACGAGAAGGCTGGGGGACGGCCGATACGGCCCTGTCTCTCGGCGTGAGCCGACCGACCGTCAGTCGCGACCTCCAAGCAGCCCGAATTATCGAGCTTGTCCCACAACTAGCCGATGAGCCCGACCGCGCAGCGGCCCTCAAGAAGTTCGACAAGCTCTACGAAGCCCTCAAGCGAGAACGGGCTGTCCGGACGGGTGCCCTACGGGACGATGGCGTCTTGCTCGGCGACTGTCGAATCTTCTTGGCCGAGATGGAACCGGAGTCGGTCGACTGTATCGTTATGGATCCTCCCTACGGAATCGCCCTCGGGGAGATCAACACTGGTCGCTACCAAGCGAGGATGCCCATTCATTTCGACGATACAGAAGTCAGCACGTTCGCGCTCCTAGAGCTGGTCTATCCTCTCCTTCGGAGAGTCCTCAAGCTGGACGGGCACCTCTACACTTTCTGTTCCATCAAGTTCATACCAGAACAGGTCGCCCTCCTGCGCGAAGCGGGCTTCGACCCTGATCACATCCCCCTCTGCTGGGTCAAATCTCGCGACTCCCTCGTCGACTACGATCACCGATACGCCGGGAATTGGGAGCCTATCCTTTTCTGCCGTGGTCGTCGACTTGCTAGGAAGCGCTCCAACGTATTCGACTATTCCAGCGTCCCGCCGACCGAACGTGCCAACGTGGCGGAGAAGCCAGTCGCGCTCCTGCGCGAGCTGATCGAAATGAGCACGCAGCCAGGTGAGGTTGTACTAGACCCGTTCGGTGGTTCGGGCAGCACGGCGGACGCGGCTAAGGGTCTCGGTCGGCGATATCTCGTCATAGAACAAGACAGGAATCAGTACAACGGCATCATAACTAGGCTGGATCAGAATTATCGACAGCCAGAGGAGGAAAGCGATGAAGCACAGTAGACAATCTCCCAAGGAGCCGGGGCGATGAGCGCGAAGGTGAAGCCTGTCACTCATGTGTGGGTGAAAAACGGCCCATTCGATAGGAAGGGTGCGCCGAAGGTATGTGCTAGGTGCGGCACACTAAGCGACGTGGCGTCGAAGCACTGCATGGTCGATATACGAACGGATCACGTATGCATCTCGCGCATCTCGCACTTCTGTGGGCCGCACAAATGACCGACCGCGACCAGATCGCCGCCATCGTCGCCCTGCTCAAGGGGCAGGACGTGGCGAAGCCGGAATGCACGTGCGCAAACGAGCGCGCAGCCCGCTTGATGGATTCCGACAGCGTGTGCTTGACGTTCTGCGCCACCAACGAGCCCGAGGCGCTGCGGCTGGTGCGGGAGAACGTCGCGGAGATTATCGAGCTACGGCGGCGACTATGGGAAGCGTGGAAGATCGAAGCGAACGCCGCCGATTTAGCCTATGAGTTTGTCCGCGTCGCCACCCGTGCACACAGAAAGGCGCGACGATGAGTACAATCGACGAACTGGAGGCAATGCTAAACAGTGAAGGTTCAGATGCCGTGGACATTCTTCCCGATGGCACGATTCGGAAACTTTCGCCGGAAGAGGCCGACGCGCGCCGTCGCGAACAGCGTAAGCAGATAGAGGAGCTGCGAGCCCAACCGCAGCACGTCGAGAAGCCGTATCGCGGCGTGTGTCGCATGTGTGGCCAGCCGTGGCCGTGCCAGACCGACCTCGCCCGCCAACTGGCCGACGAGCAGGCGGCGCATGGGGAGACGCGGCGCATCCGCGAAGCCTCCGACGCTGAGATGGTCCGTCAAGCGGTGGAGCTGGAATACAACAAGTGGCGCGATAAGGTACTCACCCTCGAATCTCGCCTCGCCGCCGTCACGACGGAGCGCGATGCGGTGAAGGCGCTGCTGCGCTTGTTGGAATGGAGCGGTGCGGGGGCTTTCGATGGCTCGGTATGGGTCGATACGTGTAGGCTGTGCGACGGTTACAGACCGAGGCACAAACCAGACTGCGCCGTCGCGGCGGCGCTGAAGGAGTGAGGAGATGGAAAAGCTAGACAAGAAGTTCGTTGGTCCGATTCGCAAGGTGAAAGATGCTTCGCTAGTTCCCGACGACCAGTGGTGCGCCTTTCTCGCAAAGGACAACGCCTTTGCACGTGTGCTGCCGTTGTATGTCCAAGCCTGCATTGATCTCGGATGCGACGCAGAACAGATCGTTGCTGTCCAAGCCATGCAGGCGCACGTCGAAGAGTGGCGTGCGGCACACCCGGAGCAGTTGAAGAACCCCGACGCGAAGGGCGAGCGGTTACTACCGTGACCGACCTCGACACCCTCCGCGCCACACTCTCCACCACCGAGGCGCGGCTAGCGAAGGCGCTGGAGGTGCTGCGCGATTACCACGAAAACACGCACACCGCCGAGTGCGTCGACTTCACGTGTATCTGTGGCATGGTGCAAATCGCTGACCGTGCCGCCGCTGTACTAAATAAACCCGACACCGCCGCCCTCCTCGCCAGGGTGGAGGCGGAACGTGAGGTGGTTGAGGCCGCGGTCGAATGGGGTAAGGAGCCAGCCGAGTCCTACGACACGCCAAACACTCGACTAGCCACTGCGTTACGCGCCCTCGCGGCCGTCGAGGCCCAGGGGCAGGAGAAGCTATGACTACCATCCTAAGTTTCAAATGCGGCTCCCGCTTCGTCGCCCGCGGGGAGGAGAAGTTCGGGGTGCTTGTCAACAATAGGGTCGAACTCCGAGCAGCCCGAGACATCATGCCAGGCGATATCCTGACCGGTGGAGGCGGTCCGCATGGTTGGACTGGTGGCCTCGTGACCAAAGTAGAAGGAGATCAAAATGACGGAGACTGACGCAGAGGAGCTACTTAGAGAGCTGGCCTTCCGAGTCTGGGGCAACGCAGACCGACATGGTTTCTGGAACGACCAACCTAACTACGCGGAGAAGATAGCCCTCATACATAGTGAGCTGTCCGAAGCCCTCGAAGCTCTCCGTGTAGCGGACAAACCAGACCAACACTGTCCAGACTTCACCAACTTCGAGATCGAGCTGGCGGACGTCATCATTAGAGTCCTCGACCTCGCACACGCGAAGGGCTGCCGTATCGGGCCGGCGACACTGGCGAAGATCAAGTACAACGAGACGCGGCTATACACACACAGCAAGTCCTTCTAATGCGCTACCACATCGGCCCCGAGGGACCAAGAAACGCCTCTCTCGCAATCGTCGCTGAGAAGCCGGGCAGGGAGGAGCTTTCCTACCTAGAGCAGCACGGGACAGGTCGGCCCTTGATCGGCGTCTCAGGTCGTGCCGTAGACCGACACCTAGAACGGGTCGGCTCCAGCCGCGGGCAGGTCTGGCTAACCAACGCCGTACAGGACTTCGACACCCTAGGCAACCCGACCGACGCCGACATCCGGCGAGAGCGGGTCCGCCTGTATCGAGAGCTGTCCAGCCTGCCCAACCTGAACTGTGTCGTCGCAATGGGCAACGCGGCCATGTTGGCCCTGTCCAACTTCCACTACGGCGACATCATGCGGAGGCGCGGCTCGATCCTGCCAACTACGTTCGGCGCCAAGATGGTTCCGACTCTCCACCCCGCCTTCTACATGCGAGGGGAGTGGCGGTATCGGCCAGTTGTCGAATTCGACCTCAAGCGTGCCCTGGATGAGTCGAAGACTCGCGCTCTCAGCCTACCGGAACGGACCTACTACATCGAACCAACCTTCTCTGAGGCTATCGAATGGATGGAGAGTCTCCAAGGCGCGAAGTACCTCTCATTCGACATCGAGACACATCGCCCTCAGTGGATTTCCTGTATCAGCTTCTCCGACCACTTCAATCGCTCCTACTGCATTCCCATCATGCGGGGGAACCGCTCGTCCTACTGGCCGAATCGGGAAGAAGTCCAGATATGGCGGGCCATCCAGCGCGTCCTCGCGCAGCCGGTGGTCTGCTACGTAACGCAGAACGGTCTGTTCGACTGCTGGCATCTCTGGCGGCATGGGATAGAGACGCCGTACATGTCCACCGGCTTCGATACCATGTATGCTCATCGGACCATCGCGCCGGACCTGCCACACGCCCTGCATTTCCTCGTCTCTATCTATACAAGAGAGCCCTACTACAAGGACGAATCGGGCAGGTGGGACGAGGACTACCGGAGCACGCCAGACCGGCAGTTCTGGACATACAACTCCAAGGACTCCTCCACGACGCTGGAGGTCGCCTTCGCTGAGATCGAGGACATGCGAGAGCTCGGTCTGCTCGACTACTACCTGAAGTATCGACAGTCCAAATTCAACACTCTCCTCGACATGCGAAAAGGCGGCATACGCGTCGACACCGAACGGCTCGCTGCCGTTCGGTCGAAGCTCATGGAGGAGCGCGCAGGCGCGGAGACACGCCTGAGTAGCGAACTCGGCTGGTCCCCCAACACAAAGAGCTACATCGACATGGGTCGCCTCTTCGGTCAGCTCGGTATTTCCTTCTATACAACGCCGACGGGCAGACCGAAATCGAACGAAGACAGTATGGTCGCCTATATCCACCAAGCCGGCAACTCGAACAATACAAAGGCTGTCGAGATGCTCGGCCTGTGTCTCGACATCACTGAACGCAGAACTCTCGAGTCTGGCTTCCTGAACATCGCCCTCGACAAGCACGACTTCTACCACCCCTCCTACGACCTCTCCAAGGCCGTCACGGGCAGGGATCAGTCGGAGGGCGCCCCCGAGGGCGGACCGCAGCTAATGAACATCCCCAAGCCGATCAGGGTCGTCTTTGTAGCCGACGAATCCGGCCCGGATTGGGAAGTAACTCAGGTCGACCTGAAGACTACCGAAGCCCGTATATCCGCCTGGGAAGCACAGGACGTCTTCCTCATAGCCGCCTTCGAGCAGAACAAGGATGTCTACTGCGTCAACGCCTGTAAGATATACGCGGGGTGGACAGACACATCTCGACTCCCGCCCGATCACCTTATCAACTCGTTCAAGGGGACGGATAAGCGCCAACGCTCGAAGGTCGCCACTCTAGCATTCGACTACAAAATGGGGCCGCGGAAGTTCGTCATCATCCAAGCTCGGGCTGGCGCACACTATACGGAAGCAGAGGCCAAATTCATCCAGTCCGTCGTACTCTCGCCGGCCAAGCGACGCTGGCACGAAGAAGTAGCCGAGCAACTCCGCCAGACCGGCTGGCTCACCAACGCCTTCGGTCTCAAACGAGAGTTCTACGGGATATTCGACGAGGATATGATTCGGGCGGGCTTGAGTTGGAAGGCTCAGTCGGTCGTCGCGCACATCGACGCAGTCGCCAAGGTTTACCTCGCCCGCGAGCTACCCAAGCTCGGTGCCCGTCTGATGACCACAACGCACGACTCTAGCACGATCTCCAATAGGAGATCGAGAAGGGAGGAGCTTATCGGAATAGTCCATCGAGCGTACAATCAACCAATGACGATTCACGGTAGACGGCTCTTGATACCGATTGATATAACACATGGGCCGTCGTGGGGAGAGCAGAAGTAGGAGGACGATATGGCAAGGAAAGTAAGGAAGACGGTCACACGAGAGCAGTCCGATCCACACGTCGGCAAAGTAGGGGACGGAAGTGGCGCCAGCGACGTCAACCGCCCGACGCACTACATCAGCCACCCGTCTGGCATCGAGTGCATCGAAGTGACACGCCACATGAACTTCAACCTCGGGAATGCGATGAAATACATCTGGCGTGCGTCCTCAAGATACGAGGACGAGCTGACGCCTACAGGGTTTCTATCTAAAGACCTAGCTAAAGCCATTTGGTATCTCCGAGATGAGATCGCTCGGATCGAGCTTGCGGCTATAGAGAAGAATAGCTAGCAGGATCGGTCCGTGAGCTGGCTCCGCGACTATCTGGAGTACACCCTCCACCAGGAGAGTCCGACCGACCTGCATTTCTGGGTCGGCATGGCCGTCCTGGCCTCTGTGCTCGATAGACGCATCTGGGTCCACAAGCAGAAGATGGGCGTCCAGTGGTATAAGGTCTATCCTGGACAGCTCATGTGCGTTCTAGTCACGCCGCCAGGGAAGGGACATAAGGGAGCGGCCATGCGGGTTGGCCGTGGTCTCATGGAAGACCTCGGCATCCACATCATCAAAGGAAAGGGCTCGACAGAAGGCATCATCAAGAAGATAGCTCGGGGGCCGATGTATGTAAGTCAGACAGGCCGGATCGCCTCAATGGCGCAGCCCGATGCGATTGCCTGTCTCATCGCCCCTGAGTTATCGGTGATGCTCTCTCGGCAGACATACGCCGAGAGCTTGATTGATTTCCTCACAGACATCTACGACGCCGACGGAGACTTCCCCTATACACTCAGTCAGCAAGAGCTAATCCTACACAATCCCTGCCTGACGTTCCTCGCCGGCGCGACGCCCGTCTCCATAGGCGACTCAATCCCTGAGAAAGCACATGGCTCTGGCTACATCAGTCGAGTCTTGCATGTCTGGCACAGCGGCGTGGAGCGTCCCTACGACTCCCTAGTCGAACTCCTGCCCGTTGACCAAGTCAAGAAGATCAAGGACGCGAAGGACCAGATTCGGGCCGACCTCGTCGAGCGCCTAAAACTACTCCGCGGCCTCTCCGGCGAGATCGTCTTCTACCGAGATGAACAGGAGACGGACCTGTATCTCAAAGCCAAATCCAACGGAGGGGGCTTCGAGCCGCAGCTAGACGCTGCTTGCTGGTACGACTACTGGCACGATAGATGGAAGGAGTCCTTTGAGGGACAGGGCGAGGGCTATCCGACCAGGAAGCCGGATCACCTTCTCAGACTAGCCACTCTCCTCATGGCCTCTGAGATGGTCAAGCAGGGAGCTGTCGCGCCACTCCCGGCGCCTGTCATGACGATCCCGCTCATGGACGCAGCCCGGCTTGCTCTGGACAAGCTGGAGAAGGGCTTTGGACATGCCTTCGCCTGTATCGGTCAGCACAAGCAGGCGATGCTACTTCAGGAGAAGGTCCTGAAGGTACTACAGAAGTACGGCGGAACAGCGACGACGCGCCAAATCCTCGGAACGACGATCCGCTATTTCCGAGATGTGAAAGAGTACAAGGACGTGATGTCCACCCTCGTCGACGCTGGACTAATCACGTACCTTGGCGTCAAGGGGGGCAGCTCTGACGAGTGGTGGGAGATTGCGAAGGCGGCTCCGTAGGAGGGACGATGACGGACGAGAAGCTACTTGAGGCACTAGACATATATTTTCAGGCAACAGACGTAAGGCCAGAAAAGCTAGCAGACAACTTCTATCTCGTCCCGAGCGTCTTTATTAACCGAGGCGCTAGGCTACGTCACATAGCCTGGATGTGCAAGGAAGTGAGAGCCTTCGTCACGCAAGGCCGACGAGAGAAGGCTATGCGCTGGCTTGGGTTTATCCAGGGCGTTATATGGTCGACCGGACTGTTCTCGCTAGACCAAATCAAGAATCACGTTCGTCCTGACGAACCGGAGCCTTAGAAGCCGGACAGACATGTGGGGTATCACGCAGCCCGTCCTTGAAGTACTGCCCATTACACTCAGGACAATACCCGATCAAGAGCCCGACGCTAGGTTGCTTGTCCATTCTCTACCTCCTCAATGGCCTGCTCATAATTCGCCCACGAGACGCCCAAGCAGTGGGCGAGCTGCCGCTCGGCAATCGTCGCATGTTGATGCTGCCAAAAATACGGGCTGGCTACGTCGTCACCCGGCTCATCCAGCCCGTCGTGCGGCTGCCAACCTTTGTCAAACGCATCGACCTGCTCCTGCGTAATCCCCTTCACGCGACACTCAAGCGCCTCGAACTGTTCGTGATAGGCGGCACACATCTCCATCTTCCAGTCTCCTAGATGGGAGACACGAATCTGGAGCGTGTCGTCCTCCCACCACCAGTCTCCGACGGTAGGGTAGCGCTGTTCGCTATGCGGGATTATCTGGACAACGACGTTCATCTCAAGCCTAATCAGGCCATGTATGCACGCTAGACCCGAAGATCGACGTCCACAATTTCGGTAGCCAACCAGGTTCGACGCTCTGTTTCTGCACGGGCGAACGTCTAGTTGGTGTAGGCGCGACCAGTCGACCCTTTTTCTCCATCTCCTCTTTCTGCTCTGCTCGACCCACAGCAGTCCCCTCCGCAGTCCCCGCAGCATGAGCCGCCGCCTGTAGTCTCTCAGACATTGAGTTCGTCGCTTTCTCAACCTGATTCACCTGAGCCGCTATCGCGGGCACCGCCTCAGCAATCGGCGCGACGATGCGATTTGTATGCCAAGCAACGAGCAGACCGGGCGCCCCTGCAATCAGGGCGAGGATGACGGTCGTCCAGTTAATCCGTGAGCTGGACCGAAATCGGTCCAGCTCAGCTCGTTCGTCTTCAGACAGCTTACTCATAGACCCCCTGGCTCCTTCCTCTTAGACATAAAGAACGGCTTCTGCGGTCTCTCGACTAGCCCGAGCTGCTCTAGACGGCCAAAGTCCTTCTCTGCGTCGAGGCCGATGTCTGTCCTGTACCGTATGTCGGGCACATGGATCTTCTGTATCTTCTCATATAGCTTCCGTCGGCACTCCTCGATTGTCGGCGCGCTGGCGGTAAAGTCAAAGACAATGCCATCAGGACCAGTTGTCTCGGGCAGCCCGTGTTCGTCGAGCCTGACCTCCTCTGGATGAACCCCGCTGTCTCGATGCTCAGGATCGTACCCGATGATCGGGTAGTCGTTGGCGACGTCCTTCTGTATAGACGGATATGGCGGTATATGCGCGCGCAGACCAAGAGCGAACTGATCGAGCAGAATAGGACCATCATAGACCCGCCCGTTCGCCATGCTGGCGAGCAGACCGCCAAAGTCCTGGACCAGCTCGGTCAGCGCGAAGATCGCGCTGTAGCCTAGTCTAGCTGTGAACTCCAAGAACAGTCTCTCATGCGTATCTGCGTCAATCACACTATTCACGCAGACTGGTCCCCTGTACTTATCCCGCAAGACCTCCGTCAGGGGCTCTAGAAATGTCTTGAACAAAGGGGCATCCAGCCCTCGGTAGAGCCAAACCAGATTCCCAGCGCAGCCCGTTAGCTCGCCCAGGTCATGATCCATCAGACGCTGCTTCTCCAGCGTCCCATTCGGCAAACACCACTCCGTCCCCGTGAACCACCCCTCCGTCTCAACCACCACGCCATCATGCCGACGCTCGATCACAAAGGCCGGCGGGATCTTCTCTGTCTCGAATCGCTTCTCAGCGTAGTCGAGCATACGGACCATTTCCTCTACGGAGTAGGTAATGAAGGTCCGTAGCATCTCCGTGTCTGGCTTCAAGACCCAGCCCGATTCATCCTGCTTCTCCATGAATTGACGCGCCTTGTCAAACGCGCCAGTGCCGGAGAACCGTGTGTGCTCGGGGACGGCTATTCCAGCTTTCTCGACTAGCTTAATGGCGAAGTCCCGATCATGTTCCAACTTGTCCCCAAAGGCGGAGCAGCCCACGACGGGCTTTGTCTTCCTGAGCTGCTCCGCCTCAGTACTCATCTCTGGGGACGGGCTATTCCCTCCGTACACGACCACATCTGCCCACCTCACCGCCGCAGGGAAATCGCGTGTCTTGGAGATTAGCCCGTCCCCGACTCTCCTGTACTCCTTGGCTTTGTCATGTTGGCAGACGAGTACCTCATGGCCCTCCTCCTCCAGGCGCAGCCCGATTGGGAGACACATATCGCCGCCGACTCGTAGGAGGAATTTCATTTCGTGAATATGTCCATAATGCTAGTGAAGCTATGTCTCTTCCGACCAGCGTTGACCTTTGCTAAGATCGACTTCGCGTCCGACTCATCGAAGATGAGCCCTTTCGACTTCGCCTCTCGCACGACATCTCGGGCTGCTTGTTTGTTTCCACCGACTAGTGCGTCCTCTAGCTTCTTTCTGTACGTATAGTATTGCGACTTAACCCCCGGCTGGAGGCCCATAATACGAGTTGCCTGGTCGAGCCCAGATCGCTTCGCGACCGGCCTGCCCGAACCAGTAAAGACCCCGCCTTTCTTGATCTCTGACAGCGTCTCCCCCAACCCGACTACCTGTGGCCCGAACAACCCGCGCATGGCGGCCTTGACGGTCTGCGGCGTGAAGAGGCCCTCTCGCGCTCCTGTCTCGACTACATCGCCAATCCCACCGAAGGTCGGGCCAAGGGTGTATGAGGAGAGGGACTTGAGGGATAGATCGCGGGGCAAGTTGAAGGGCTCGACGCTGGTTGTGATGTCGACATTCAGATTGGGCAGCACCCCGCCCGAGAGGTCGCGCAGACCGTTCCAGGCGAACCCGACGAGCCCACGATCGGGTAGGTCAATACCAGCCCACCGCATCATCTTCGACTTCGCCAGATCATACAGCGGCAGCGTCGTCGGCCCTCCGATAGCAACCAGCGTTCCGAGCATCTTCGCCGCGACCTTTGGGTCGTGCTCGGCGGCATCTTTCAGGAGGGTCATATACGCAATGGCGAATGTCCTGAACTGACCGACTAGCTTATTCCCTGCCCCGCCTACGAACGCGGTCGGTCTGCTCGTTGTAGTCATCGGGAACTGGGTAGCGTCGACCAACGCCCGTCCATATTGATGCGCCCGCCTAAACGGCGCCGCGCCGTCGCTGTGGACGTACGTCTTCAGTATCTTGGAGGGCTTAAAGCGTGGGTCAAGGGCCTGTATGCGGCCGGCCTCATAGGCCACGACGCGGTTCCAGAACTCGGTCAGCTCCGCAACCTTCGTGAAGGGCGAGAGGTTCAAAGCCCTGTCGATAAACTTAGACCGCCTCTTCGTCATCAACGACTCAGCCTCACGAGCAAACCGCTCGCCGGGCGAAATGATACCGTTGACCTTCGCACGGACCCAGACATTCTCCGCACCTGGGTTCTTCCCGCCCCGCCCGAACAGCTTAAAGAACTCAGGCATGTCCCGAGCTGTCCTCGTGAGCGCCTGTGTGTAGACCCGTGCGCCGACCAGTGGATACACAGTCTGTAGTGTCTGAAGCGGGTTCACAATCGCCGCAAACCGCGGGGAGAGCATCAGCTTCGTCAGAGCTTGAATCTTCTGGATATTCGCAACGTCCTCTCGAATATCGTCTTCCGTTACCCCAAACTTTGAAAGAGCCGCGGCTATGTCTCTGATAGGCTTATCCTGTTGTACCGCCTTCACACCACGGACTCCATTTGCCCACTTGACCATATACCGCTGCATATCGGGGTCGGAGACTTGCTTCAGTGTCGCGTGTACGTTGTTCAGGACGGTATCGTAGTAGTGCTTCGTCAGCGGCTTCTGAACAGCCCGTTGATGGACTTCGTCCATGGTTAGACCGTACTGTGGCAGGTCTAGTTCGCGCGAAAACTCAATAGGACCAACCTTGTGCTTGTCGGCTAACTCTTTCTTATAGGACGGGTCTCCGCTTCGGCCCCGCTTCGACATCTCTTTCTCAACGGCGTCTAGTAGTGTGGCACGCCGACCGATGTCATTTAGGATATTCTGTAACTGCTGCGGACTCTGATGAGGCATCTTAGCTAGCTGCTGGAGGTCTAGCATCTCCTCCTGAAGCTCCCTCTTTGCCTCCGTCAGCCCGAGATCGTGGTAAAAGCTGTTCGAGTACGGTCCGACGCTATCCAGATCGTG